CCACCGGGTACATGCCAAGTTGAAGCTGCGGCTGATCCGGCTCCCAACAGGAGCGGCACACTAGGATGTTGACGTTCTTCGTCTTGATGACGAGCGACCTCAGTTCCTTCAGCTTGTAGCGAAAGCCACAGCGGTCACACTGCGAAATCGCGTATTTGCCAGAGGCGAACCGGTTAGGCACGTTACCCCCTTAGTAGAACATCTGACGCGGCGCGAGACGCAGCGGTGCTTTTTCGCGGTCTTCGTCTGCGGCCTGCTGCCACAACTCATCATACATGGCCTTGAGGCCGATGGACCGCTCCAGCGCACCGGGCAGTTTTAGCGACAGATGGTATGCCAAGCCAGCCACGAGGGGCGGCAGCATACGGAACGGGATGTCCTGCGTCGTTGTACCCGAACCTCCGTCCTGAAGACGGCGCAGTCGGAAGTACACGAAGGTATAGAAGTTGTTCTGGTCCGGGGCAGGCCACACGTTGATCGACGGATGATCGACACCCGTGGAGGGGTTGGTCCCTGCGGGTTGTCCACCCGCCGGATAGGTTGCGCCTGACTGGCGGTTGATCCACACCTGAATAGGCCGACCCTGCGCGTTCTTGTTGGGGATTGTGAGGTACGTATCGGCGCTGATACGGTTAATGTTGATGTCCGTCTGCGCCTGCCCAGTCTGCGTACGGATGACGTGGTCGAACAGGTCGATGGTATCCACGGGGAGCGGATATGTAATCTGCCCCTGCACCATCGGGATGGAGCCTTGCTCCAGCGTCCAGAGGTTGATACCTTTATTTGCCCACTCAATGGTCAGCAAGTTCAGGCTGCGCCGTGCCGTGCGAAAGTCATAGCCGGTCCGCATTTCCACGCCACAACGCTCGAACGCCTCTTCGAAGAGCTCGTTAAGGTTGAGGTTAAAGGATGTCGTACCGCTGGTGGTCATTTCTGTCTCCGCGCTGCCTGTACGCGCTTAGGCGCACCGGGAGGCTGCCCCAACCGCTTCTTCTGAGCGATACGCGTCTTCTTCTCCGTCGGAGTCATCTCCGATGACGTCTTGGGGGTCTTATCAGAAATACGCTTACTAGGTCTACAGTAAGGTGTGCCGCGCTTCTCACCCGGCTGTCGCCCGCAGGCTTTACCCGTACGGACGTCCTTCCAGTCCTCTTGGAACCAGCGCTTAAGCGAAGCGCCTTTCTCGGTCTTACGAACTGCCACCTTTGTTACCCCAGTTCTTGGCACCGACCTTGCGGCACTTAGAGATAGCCCCGGAGGCGTAGGCGGAAGGAAAGACTTTGTAGCGCGCCTTAACCTTGGAATAGCACGCGTCCTTGGCGCTGCCACCTTCGGCCATGCGCTTCGCCTTAACCTTGCCGCCCTTGGCATAGACGGTGACCGAGTCGGGGTTATCCTTCCGACGAATGGTCTTCGCCTTTGGCATCTTGGACGCCATCATAGCGCCCATACCCCGACTGGCACGCATATCAGCAGCCCTTCATCTTTCCGCCCATGGCGTAGCCGCCCTTGGCCATCTTCGGCATCTTGGTGTCGGTCTTGCCCTTCTTGGCAACGCCATCGGCGCGCGACGAGACTGAGCCACCCTCGGCGTACTTCTTCATCGCACGGCCCATCGTGTCAGCCGACTTCTTGGTCATGGCACGACCGGCCTTATCGGCCATCTTCTTCATGCCCATCTTCTTGTCCTTCATCTCGAACTCCTTGCCGACCTTAGAGGGAACGCCCACCTTCTTGGCGAACTTGGGGTTGTTGGCTACTGCCGCCATGAAGCTCTTCTGCTTGGGTGTCTTGCTTGGCATGATTCATCCTTTCTTCATGTCATCCAGTTTAGCTTCAAGGCGCTGGATACTTTTGTCGATGCGCTCTGCGAGCTTATCGAGCGTCTGGTTGACCTCCGCGCGAGTGACGTGGTCACGTGCCACTTCTTCCCGCGTTTTGTTGAGCAAGATACCCAAGCGGTCCAGTTCGTCGAACTTACCCTTAAGCATAAAGCCCATAACCCCGACGACCGCACTGAGGACGATGTTCCATATCATCATCTCCATGTCAGCACTTCCAAGCGCGGAGAGACTTATTGATACGGCTGTTCGGGTCGTTAGCAGTCTTGGATGACGTCAGCTTCTTCTTCATCCCAGACATCCGGGCGCAGAAGGACTTCTTGCGGCTACCACCTTCAGGCTGCGGAGCTTTGAGCCCCGGCTTCCCCGGATTGGCTTTGTTGTAAGACGCACGCCCCTTGGCGTTCAGCCCGCCCTTTTCGGACTTGCCTTCCTTACGTTGCCAAGCCGGGGTCTTAGCCATTAGCAGATTTTCCCTTTGGTGTGGCCCTTCTTGGCAATGCCGTCGCCACGGGTGACGCCGCCCTTGGCGTACTTCTTGACGGCCTTCAGGTCCTTGGCGTCCTCACCGGACATGCGGTTGCCCGACTTCACGGACTCGCCGGGGGACGGCATCGTGCGCTTCTTAGGCGGCATCATCCGCTTGGTTTCTTTACCAACCTGCTCGGAGACGCGGTTGCCGCTCTTCAGCGACTCCTCAATGGACGGCATACCGCCGTTGGCCATCTTCTTAACCGCACCACCCTTGGCCATCTTCTTGACCATGCCGCCGTGCTTCATGCCGGGGGCCTGCTTTTTCTTTGTTTCTTCCTCTTCCATACGACGGCGCTTATCGGCAGCGGTGTCACCTTCGCCTGCCAACTGCATGACGGGGCTGATTTTGCGTAGGTTGGAGAACAGACCTTCCCCGCTAGCCATACCGTACAGGGGGGAGATAGAGCCGAGGATTTTATCAATCTTAGCCATCAGACAAACCTTCCTTTAGTCTTGCCCTTGGTGGCGCAGCCGTCGGCGCGCTTGGAGGCGGTGCCGCCCTTGGCCATCTTCTTGACCGCGCCGCCTTTCTTCATCATCATCGCCTTACTTGGGTCAACCGGAGCCATCCCTGCCGGGGGCGGCCCCGCAGGGCCGGGATTTACAAAACTACTAGAATTTACAAAACCCGGTCGCTGTCCGATGCGGCCAAGTGCTGCGCCAATCCCACCGCCCATTGGCATCTGCGGCTGCGCCCGTTGCTGTGCCGCTATCTGGCGACCCATACCGGTAAACTTACGGCGGTTCATCATGCTACACTCCTCTGCGGGACAACCATCGGGTAAAGGATATCCTTACCGTAGTTGCCGATGTATTCCTGCACGCCCATGTGGCCTAGCGAGATCGACGGGTCGATCCAGACGTCGAAACCGAGTTCACGTGCACGGTCACAGAAGAGGAAGTCTTCCCCCATGTAACCTTCTTCCGTAACTTGGAAATCAAACATCGCAGTGAGCGTACGATCCGAGCGAGTATCATAATATTTCCACTCCGGATGGGCTGCTGCCATCTGCTCAAAGACCTCACGGCGCACCAGCATGAAGGCAGTCGCCACGCGCTTGGCACGGACAAGGCCCATACCGTTCATCGTGAGTTCGCCGTTCTCGTCGTAGTCCAGCGTGGCGATGTAGGTCTTGGTCTCGCTGCGGGTGCGCGGAACACCAGCGACGATGCCCTTCTTGGGGTCGGTGCCCCACGCCATCAGGCGGAAAATGTCGTCAGGCTCGAAGTTGATGTCCGAGTCGATGAACATGAGGTAGTCGCAGTTGGACTCCAGCAGGTCTTGCGCCAGCAGATTGCGAGCACGGGAGACAACAGAACAGCCGCAGATGCTGCCAATCTGAATATCAATCCCGTGCTGCGCAGCCTGTTGCGCAAAGCGAGCGAGCGAAACTGCCAACTTCAAGGACACCTTGAAGTCGTATGCGGGCAGAGCAACGAAGATGCTCTTACCTGCTAGGTCGTAGCTCTTTTGCGCCTGCATAGGTCACCCGTAGAAGGTTGTAGCAGTTAGGTTAGCATCCAACCCTGCATAAATCCCATTTTCAGCAAGGATGCCTTCGCCGGGAACAAGTATAGAGTAAGCAACAGCGTTATAGCTGTCGGCTTCCAACAATACAGTTAGGTAGGCCGTTACGTTACCTGTACCAGACGCCGCCGTAGTAACCGTAAAGGTGGTGGCATTAGCAGTAAGTACCGTATACGCGCCGTCCACAGCGGTACCACTAGTAAAATCTAGGAATACCCTATCACCCGCAACTAGAGTATTTGCTACCGTAACTGTTAGTGTGGTTGAGGCAATGCTGTACGTACCCGCTTGCGGGTCGTTGTCCATAAAAAGGACGTGCCTTGCCGCCGCAGCAGCGTTTGCGGAAATAATAGCCCCTTTCAGGCGCGTACGGGAGCCGTACACAACGCCCGAAGTGGACCTATGTTTGGATTTGACATCATACTGCATACCCATCGGATTTCTCCTTCTTAGAGGTTACCGATTAGGTGTTAGCAGTGAAGATCGTCGTCAGCCAAACTGCGTCCGTGGTCGCAATGCACTGAAGCCAAGTCGAACCTTCCATGGTCACCGAAGCGGTGCCGTTGATGGTATCGCTGGTGTTTGCATAAACGATGAGGCCGTTCGTAGCCGCCGAGTTGTAGACCGAGATGGTCGTACCAGCGACAGCCGTCGGCAATGCAACACCGTTCGTGCCAGAAGCGCTGCCAACGACGTTGACACCGTTCGAAAGAGCAGCGGCGGTTGCGAGGTTAGTACCAGCAGCGGTGACAGCAGCAACCGGCTGAACAACGGTGCCCGTAACGGTGCCCGAAATGTTGCCTGTGACGTTGCCTGTGACGTTGCCTGTGACGTTGCCGGTCAGGTTACCAACGAAGCCATTGGTTGAGATTACTGGACCCGAAAAGGTTGTATTCGCCATGATTTATCTCCGTGTAGTAGCACCACCCCATACCGTCTCTACTACGTCTGCTAGGGCAGTCGGTATGGATCAATTACCTAGGTGAGTAGGTATAACACCAAAAAGAAAAGAGGGGAAGAAGTTTCCCTCTCCCCCTCCCCCTGTTTCCTTAGGCAGCGCCTTCGGAAGCGAACATGCCCAGCGGGTCAGACCAGCCGAACGAGTAACGCTCACGGCTCTTGTAACGGACGTTGCCGGTGTCGAAGTCGCCGTCCATGCTCTGGGCGAGCGGAGTACGGACGAAGTGCTTCAGACCATTCGGAACATCGGTCGTCAGGAACCAAGCATCGGTGTCGGTCAGGAAGTGGTTAACGGTGTAACCCTCCGGAATCGAGCCGTTGCTCTTGATAGCGTTGATGTTGTTGTCAGCCGTGTTCACCTGAAGCTCGGTTTCGAGCAGTCGGGTTGCAACGAACATCAGGCTTGGCGGAATCACCAGCTTCTTCGGCTTTGCAGCGATCAGAAGCCCACGTTCATCCGTCCACGCTGCAATCTGAATTACAGCCGCTTCAAGCGACGTTTCGTTCAAATCAGCAGGAGTGCTTGGGATGTTCGAGTTGGTGCCACCGGAGACCAGCGGATGGGAGGCCGAGAACAGCGGTTGACCGTCACCACCGGGGTAATCGGTATCAAAGCCGTTGTTCAGGACCGCAGCAGCCTTGGTCTGCTTGGTGTACGCCATGGCACGGGCCAACGCCTTGGTATAACGAGCCGAGAGGCTGTCATACAGGTTGTCTTCGATGGCTTCTTCCGTGAGCGAGAACCCGAGGGCAATCGTCTCATGGTTGTAGCGAGCCGTGAAGACTTCCTGAGCGT